AGCGTTGACAGGCGACCCTGCAACGTATCACTCTGCGCAATGGCGCCATTGGCGTACTTGCCGCCTGCACTGGTGAGGCGCAGTATTGCGACCTCTACCGCTTCAGCGCCAATGCGACCTTTCTCTAGCGCCTTCTGGAACTCTTCACCAGATAGTCCATACATCTTGCGCAGCTCTGCCTGCAGCGCAACGCCACGCTCTTGGAACTGCAGCAGCTCTTCACCCTGCAACCGCCCTTTGGCTTGCACCTGGCCATAAGCCGTCACCAACCCAGACAGCTCAGCACCAGTAGCGCCGCTTACATCTGCCAATCGTTTGGTGGTTTCAACTACCTTGTCGGCCTCAACGCCAAAGGCTTGCAGCCGCTTGGCTGAGTCGATCAACTCGGTGCTGGTGAATGGTGTTACAGCGCCAAGCTGCTGCAGCTCTTGAATAATCTGTTTAGCCTTTTCAGCGCTGCCAGTTAATACCTGCAAACTGCGGGTTTGGCTTTCCAGCTCAGCAGCTTTTACAAATACAAACTTTGCGGCCTGAATGCCAGCAAATGCAACTGCTAACTTGCCAACTGCTGCTGCTACACCGCCAAATGCCCTTTCGGTTGCAGTGGCCTGCGACTGCACCTGCCGCAGCTTGCTGACGGCATTGCTGCTGTCAACATTGATGGCGACATTAGCGACGACAGACACAGCGCAACCCTACCGCCTTTGTTTCATTCTACGCTCTTGCTCTTCATTGGTCACGTCAAAGTAAGCCGACCACAACAGCAACTCTTCTAGCGTGATTTCTGATTTAAGCCGCACCAAGCTGTAACCAAGTTCTTTGGCTACACCTAATTGCAGCATCAATAAATTGTCACGCTTTAGCTGCGTCTTTAATGCTTTTCATGTCCAGTTCTTCTGCATCCTCTGGATTGGTAATGATTGCAAGCATCATGCCTTGCAGGTCAGCATCCAGCACATCGTTTTTCAGCTCGGCAATTTGACCAGCAGTAAACAACCGATTGCCCGTGTCATCCATGGCCTTGGTGACAAGCAGGTTTAGCGCAAAGCCGTTGGTGTCATCACCGCCAGGCATCTTCTGCGCCCGCTCGCGCTCAGCCATGGTCAATGGCGCGCAGTAAAACTCAAACTCAGTGCCATCGCTAAGGGCAACAACGCGCTTAGTCGGCGTCAAATTGGCCGCTTTCTTAAGGCGATCTAGGGCGCTTGCCATGAAAATCCAATAGATAGCTGTACCTTAGACGCAAAAAAGCCCCAGCGCAAGCCGGGGCAATTTGCTATCAGGCGCTGGTGCTGAAGTCAAACGTGGGCACACCGCTAGGACGGAAGGTAATTTCCACCATCTGCGCATCATCAGGGTTGATGTTCAAGCTGGCGCTCAGCAGCACGGCATCCATTGCGATGCTGCGGCTAAGGGCTTCAGTGCCTTGCTTGTCTGTGTACAGCTTGAAGCCGCAACCAACCTGCTGCCGCTGCAGCACATCTTCCACCATCCGGTTGGACAGTGCAGCATCTTCGTTGGTGACGTAAACGCTGGCGGTACCGCTGCCATCAGCAAAGCCAGGGATGTAGGCACGGAACGGTGCATACTGACCAGCGGTTTGACCGATGGTGGTCACGTCGATCTCGGCGCGGCTGATTTCAAACGACCATGACTGCACTTGGCCGACGGCGGCGTAGTCGGCGTAGTACACCTCAAACTCGTTAGGTGCTACAGCAGTGCCGTCATCAGTGATGGCGAGGATGGTGCCACCAGCGGAGGTGGAAACCGTCAACGCACCAGTGGCGGCGGTGTAGCTGAGGACGTAGTAAGTGGTGCTGCTGTCGATGGGCGAGGGCAGGGTGCCAGTGCCAGAGCCGCCGGTTTGGCTGTTGATGACGCGGAACTTAACGGGGTCCCCAGCTTTGAAATTCAGGTATGGCTGCACCGTGATGACATCAGTGCTGGCATTCACGCCAGTTTCAGGGAAGTTGCCGTTAGTGCCGGCAGGCTTGTAATAAAGTGCGCCGGACGTACCGGACAAGACAGTGACGGCCATTGTTGTGAACGGTAGTGGCTTGAATCAGTGTACCTAGTCTAGGTACGCTTCAAACGTTGCTGTAAGTTGCGTTTGGTAATACGGTTGCGGTGCCGCAGGTGTTACCTGAGCCGGCCCTGATGCCGGATCAAAGATGATACTAGAAAACTTGGCGCGATCAAATAGATCCTTGACGCGCTCGGCAATGGTGAAATTAGCTGCTGCGCCAACGCCAATGGGCGTAAACACATTGACCACTAGGGTGCCATTGTGGCGGTTAAAGCCAGCACTGCCAATGGGCAGCAGCGTTGCATAGGCATTATCACCAAAGCGGATGAACACCTGGATCCACGGGGTGTTGTTAGGTGGCGTAAATGGGACGTTCTGATAGCTGACTGGATATGCCGGCGATAGCGCCATCTGCGTGGCAATCCGGCCTTCGATGGCGGCGCGCACGTCGTTATAGGTGCTGCTCATGATTCGCGCCCGATGCGTGCTGCTGCAATTCTGACGCGGCCCTGCACGTCTTTAGCAACACCTTGCACCCATCCAGCAGGTGCTTGCTTGCTGCTGCCATTGGCTAGCGGCTCTGCATATGGCAGATTGTTGTGGACCGAGTAAACGTTGCCAACTTTCTCTTGCTGGTAGCCGATACGCGACAGTGGCGCCGCCGCTGGATATTTGCCTTCCGGTGCAATGCCTCCCGGTGCTGCATTCTCGCCCACCTGCCAGCTAGCGCGGAACCTGCCGGTATCGACTGGGCTGGCAAGTTTGAGCAGGCTGTCAGTTTCCAGCACTGCTGCACGCAGCAACTTCTCCATCTGCTGGCTGGCGTAGTCGCCAATATCACCAACCCGAATGGTGCGCGCCATCAGTCCCTCAGGATCAGCTCGAAGGTAATTGGTTCGTTGTCCTGCTCGATAGTCCGCACCTCAATCACCTGCAGCGTGCGGTTGCTGATGATGACACGATCAGCAGTTGTTGGCACCGCTGCGGTATCTGCTGCTGCAATGATCAGCCGCTTATCGCCAGCTTGGATCAGGTCATTCACCTCACGCAATGCCACGTCTTCCAGTACACCACGCAATGCGGTATCGCTGGTAGTTTCAGCAGCAGTGCCAGTTGTGGTGTTGTAGGCGCCAACCGTTACACGGCGGATAGTCGCCTCACCGCCAAACTTAGCCATCAGTTTGCTGGCAACCTTGCGTAGCGGAGTGGCTAGTACCATGCGTTTATCTTAGTCGGGGACACTACTGAGCCTGCTCAGATGTCAGGGAATGGGGCCGTGGGTGGGGTGAAATTGGCGGTGTAGCGGGCGACGCCTTTGGTAATCCGGAGGTCGTCAATGTAGCCGTTGAAGAAAAACGTGGATGGAGTTGTACCTACATAGGCATCCTGTCTCAAAAAATTATAGTTTGAAGCCCCTGAGCCTGCTTGTGACCCATTGATGAACTGACGCAGATTGGTGCCCTGACGAGTAAGGGCTACATGAGTCCACTGATTAGTTGAAATTGTGCCAGTGGGTCCAACAAGCCAGGCGTCAGCATAGAGGCCGAGCTGGCCCAAGTTGTTGACAGCCAAACCAAGCGCATCTGTATAGTTTCCATTGGCGGGCCTGCTATCCACAATGGTTGCATAGGATGCAGGCAGTGCTAATAGGTATATCCAAGACTCTACCGTGAAATCGGATCTGCCAAATGACAAAATGGATGACGAGGTAGACAGAAGGTAGTCGCCATTCCCATCAAACGCAATACTCGCCCCTCCAAACTTGCTCTGCGCTGTGCTGATTTGGGCGTTGCCAACAGCCGTAACTGTCTTCGGCGTCGGGCTGTTATCGGTGAAGGTGGTGCTGCCGTTGGCGCCGTTGCCATGGAGCAATAGCGACACGCTTCCAAACTGCGGATCAACCGGCGTTTTCTCTGAGCCAGTAATAACCCAACTCATCGCATCATCCTCCCAAGGTGAGTAGTGGCAGTGGTTTCGATGCTTGGCTTGATGTAGTTCATAGTGTTAATCATGGTCATATTGCGTACCTCACGATCACGATCCCGGAGCCGCCGGATCCAGGAAGCACAAGGCTAGCTCCATTCGCGCCGCCACCGCCGCCTGTATTGGCTGTACCAGAGAATGTCATTGCTCCGCCGCCATCTACCGCTGTGCCACTTGTATTCGAGCCATTTTCTCCAGCACCGCCTCCAGCATATCTTTGCATGGTTCCAGTTATGTCAGATCCAATTCCTGACCCGCCATTTGAAGATATTGCCTCGCCACCAGCCCCGCCGCCGCCGCCGCCTTTTGATGTTGCACCTGATCCGCTGACGCCGTCAGCTCCTTTGTACCCTTGACCAGCAGTACCGGCACCGCCCAGTCCAGCGGTCACTCCTGTGCTTGGTCCGCCTCCGCCACCACCCGAACCACCAGCATTGCCATTTGGTGCTCCCTCTGATCCACCATATCCGCCGCCTATTGCATCTAATCCAAAAGCAGAACTATTTTGGCCGTTGGCAATAACAGAAGCATCGCCACCATTTCCAACTACAATGCTGTAATTCTGAATAGTTGGTACCAGCACGCCACTCAGAACCCCGCCCGCGCCGCCACCGCCACTGCATCTA